GCGGTTTTCGCGCTATCACACCATGTTGTCGTCCACATCGCAGCAAAACGATGTGGAGTCAATCCTAATGGGAAATATATCCTGCTAGGAGATGATATAGTGATATGAGATGAAGAGATTGCAAAGCAATACCTTCTAATCATGTCTGACCTTGAGGTGTCAATCTCAGATCAGAAAACACATATATCAAAACACATGTATGAATTCGCAAAGCGTTGGTACCGAAATTCGGTTGAGATCTCAGGTATCCCAATAAAAGGATACTTGGGAGTTCACCAATTTTGGTGAAGGGCTATACCAGAAGTGGTAGAGTCCCTTACTAGAATTGGAGAATCAACTCGTATACCGGCCCCGGGCATCTTCTCGGATTTCTTCAAAATCTGAAATTTGCCTCTTAGATTCTCTAAGAGGGCCTACGAGGCATCCCTACTGCTATCCTCGGATCAAGATCCAGAGGAACGCAGAGTGAGATGAGGAATTATCTTTAATAAGTTAAGACCTTTTATTCCACGTAGCTGTTCAATATCGCATGCACATCAGATGATGTATATGCAGATAATGATTGCAAATTTATTGGCCAGAGATTGAGAAAACGCAGGGATCGAAATCCGAACACACTATGACGAACTTCGTGAGAAGTTCCTTGATGTCATAGAGCGTTCAAAGGATGAGGATTCCTATGTGACTCGCGACCGGCTGCTTGGTTCAGTACCACCTCTAAAGGTGATGTTCCAACAATTCGAGGATATCAGGCATAAGCTTGATGATCTAAGGACCGGAGGATACTCTATAACAAAAATTATAGAACTAACCAAACAACCAATTATGTCTAATCCTCTCCAGCTTATTCAAGCTAGAAGGAAGGACATAATAATCAAATCCCAGGTAAACTTGCTTAAAGAGTTCAAAGAGTACATCCATTGTCTCGATGAAATCAACAATCAGGCATTAACACCTGATGGTCTAGGAGAATTGGACTTGTTGACAAAACAAGATCAATTCCTACCTAGTTACGCAAAACGACATCATGTCAAGAAGTAAACTCAACACAGTGCCGCATCAGAAATCTATTAAGAACTAAGTACTTAATAGGTCCGGTTTACCGGGGGGATGATGCGAGAATCTCTCGGCTTCCTAATGTATTCTCCA